GCTGCGGGATCTGTAGAGTCCATGCCGCTGCCTCCTCTGTTATTAGTTGGAGTAGGAGAAAGCATTTCTGTAATACCTCCTAATATCATACTGTTTCCAATAGTTGTCAAAGCAGTGGTCGCAATAGTAGCTAACAATTTACTCCCTAACAGTGTTGCTCCAACTTTACCACCAAGAAATTTTAAGCCGAAACCTAAAGCTATACCAAAAAAATTACCATGTGCCAATGGAATAATTTGAATTTCACCAGCCATATTATTCATGAATTGATATTCAGATATTTCTACACCTCTGACTTTTATGCAATATTGATATTTAGCTAAATGCTCATCAATTCCTTTAAAATTACATTTTAGAAAAGATATAGCATCAATAGGTTTTGTAATATCAGCTTCAAAAAATCTTTCATTCCCACAAAATTTTCTTAAATTTCCATACAACTTTATTTTAGTCAGCATCTTTTTTTTCTGGATCTATATAAATAATACTCTTTGATATAGGGTTTACAAGATAAAACCTTAATTCTAAATGGTTACATGACGCAATATCAGCCTCAGAAAAGTTCATATCAAAGTCTGGGTGACTATGAACTATTCCTATAATTTCATCAACGCTATCTTCACATAAAGCCCAATCATTAGGGTCAATAACAAAACTTTCTGCTTCATATTGATTAGCTATATTTTTACAAGGCCAGTATTCTTTTTTGCCTTTGTTTTTTGCTAAAAGCCCACAACATTCAGATGGTTGTTGTTCTTTTGCGTGTTTAAAAGCTTTTGCTTTCCACATATTTAATTAATAAATGTACCAACTCCACGAAATTCAGACCTTAAAACTTGTCTTTTAGGTATTTTCAAACCAGCCAGATCAAGCTCGGAAACTAGCTCAAACTCCACAAAAAGCCTATTCTCATTTACTTTTCTGTCAATAAAAAATACTTCTTGAGGTAATTCATCTGCATTTGGTGTGCCGAAAGGATTACTATTGCCTGCAAAGTTAACAGCATCAAGACTGCTTGCTAGTGTTCTAATTCTTGTAACCTTTGTACCAATAAGATCATTTTGTGGGGTCGTTAAATTTACAAGACTCATAAGATCAGAAATAGTAAGAACTGTATTATCTTTATCAAGTCCAATTAAGTTTGCTATTTGCAAAGTTGGTCTAGGGATTTGCCCTTTGCTAGTAAATTCAAAACCATTTGCTTCAATAGGGAATTTTTGATATGTATTGCCTCTCCAAACAATAGCTTCATTCGTATTCATTTTTGTTCCAGAGTGTAGACGTAAAACATCATTGCTTCCATGTAGATTGTTAAACAATTCAAGTGTAAAAAGTTCAATAACACTTGAGGGATTTATTGATTGTAATTCTGATATTGGAATGGCCATTATGGTTCTTTTACCTCTTCAAAAGTCAAATTCATTTTTACTCTGTCTGGAAGAATTGCAGTTCTTGT